GTGCTGCGTAGTGCACAACTAATCTAGGTTCTTGCTGTGAGTAATCAAAGCAACCCCACTTACAGTTTTGTTCAGGTAGAAATAAACTTCTGATCCGTGGTCCGAGGTCTTTGTTTCTTGCAGGTATTTGTTGTAAGTTTGGATTATTCATACTGAATCTTCCTGTAACAGTACCACCACTATCACCTCGTAATTGGTTTATCTCTGCATGTATTCTACCTTTGCCAGAGTATTTTAATATTGTATCTAAAAACGTAGTATGTGCTTTGTTAATCTCTCTTGCTTTTGCAATAGCTTGTACAATCTTGTGTGGGTGATTAGCTAAAAAGTTTTTAGTAAAGCTTGGTGCCTTTGTCTTTTCTGTTCTGTCATAAGGCAGACCTAGTTTATCAAATATTTTTGCAATAGATCTTGCTGCCCAGATTTGTACCTCTTGTCCTGTCTCAGCATATATACCACCTAGTAATCTCTTCTCTTCTTCAACCATTCTTTGTTTCTCTATAGATGCTTTGTCTACATCTACACGTACACCTAAAAATCTCATGTCAACTAACACAGGAAACAGTTTAGTTTCCATATCAAATATATTCTGTATGTCCTGGTGTATTATTTCTTTTTTTAATTCCTGCCACAACTCGAATGTGAGTTGGGCGTCACGCTCTGCGTAAGCTCCAACGTACATAGCAGGGAGTTTATACATCTCTGCCTTAGGATCTACACCCCAAGACTTTGCAGCTTCGTATAGTGCGGTCTCATCTTTACCTTTACCAACATAATCTCTACCACAATTATTTAAATCATATCTAAATCTATTTTCATCAACCAATGATGCAGCTATCATTGTATCTACAATCTTACCATTTATCTTAAGTCCTAATGCTCTTATCCAACACACATCATACATAGCGTTATGAAATATTTTTGTAGAAGGTGTATTGAGTTGGTCCTGTAACCATTTTAGAACCATCTTACGATCCATATTACCACCACCTTCATGTGCTATTGGATAGTACGCACACCAATCGTGTGTTGCTAATGATATACCTACAACATCTCCTTCACCTACAACAGAACCAGACCCCATTCTTTTACCTAAGTTTGGATCCTTTGTTTCTAAGTCGATAGCAATCTCATCATACTTTGATAGATCTGGAAAATCTTGCGGCGGTAGCCATTCTGTTTGTGGTTTAAATAAAATCTTCACTTTCTTCCTTCCATTTTTTATAACCTTCTGCCCAACTTTCTTTTTCTTCTGGTGTACTATCTTGTAACTTCTTTTTCTCTAATTCGCAATAGTGGATAATCTTATCGAGATCCTCTACTCCGTTTTTGTGCATGTACCTACAAACGTACTTCACAACACATCCTTGAAAAAACGAAAGATTATTTTTTGAAATAAATTCGTACGGCTGAATACGAAAGTACATGTAGTGAGATCCTCCTACCTGGACATTCTCTGGTTCTGCATCTTTAAACAAACTTGTGTCTGTCATATTTTATATCCTTTATAGTTATCTTTTGGTCTGATAATGTGTAGATGTGTTTTAGTTCTTGTTGCACCAACATAAAACAATCTGTTTTCATCATCAGGATTTTTTTCGTAGTTGATTTGTGTGTTTCTAGATAGGTCAGTCAGCAGCACTACGTTATCTTGCTCACCACCTTTCACACCATGTATTGTTGATAGTACAATACGTGGAGATGAATTTAATTTCTCACCATTTTCTCTCATTCTTCTTATGTATCTAATACTTCTACTAGGAGCCTGATCAAAAGCTTCATACCAAATCTTATCTGTCTTCAACCATCTTCTTTCTCTTAGTTCAGGTATGCCATACATACCTTCTTTGTCTATATATTTTAAAGCCTGTTTCTCAAAATGATTTTGTGACATGTAAGATGCAATTCTAACAATCTGATCGTAATTTATATTCACACCTTTACGCACATTTTCCCAGTCCGTTACAGCTTTGTATAGGTCTTGTTCTTTGTTTGTTTTAAATTTGTTCTGATAATACAATCCTTGCTCGTACAACGCTTCCTCTACATCTGTTAACATAAATTTAGTTCTAGCCAGCACTAGCCAATTACCTTGTTTCATGTTAACTTGTTTGAACTCATCATAATATGAAAGTAAACCTCTTTGCGTTTTTGGTCTCCACTCTTTTGGTAATCTATGTTGTATTTTATTTACTATCTTTGAAGCAACATCGTGCACTACCTGCGGTATTCGGTATGACTGTGTTAGTTGCATCACCTTACCCTTCTGTGCAATAAAACTATCTACGTCTGCGCCAGCCCATCTAAATATAGCTTGATCATCATCACCTGCAATATAAGTATCTTGTGTTTTGTCCCATATAGATCTCGCCATTTCCCATTGAGACCTAGATAAATCTTGAGCTTCATCTATAAATACTACATCAAATCTTGGAGATCTATCCATCTTAACAAACTCTGTAATCATGTCTGTAAAATCAATTAAGTTATAATCTTTTTTGTATTGATTTAAATCGTGTGCAAATTGTTTTAAGGTTTTTATATCTACTAATTGTGTATGCTCTTGCTTATTAAACTGTTCTTCTGGTGTAATTCCACGTAGTTTAGCTAGTTGTATAATACGAAGTATGTCACTTTTAGTTGTAAATAATCCTGTGTGTTCATTTTCATACTCATGATAATCTACAATCAAATTTGCTTTTCTACCTAGATCTTCATAGTGTCTACGTTGCATAACCTCATCCTTACGTATACCTAATCTTCTAAATGCCAGTGAATGTAGTGTTCTAAAGTATGGTAGATCGTCTTCGCTAAAATTAAATTTAGACATAGCTCTATCTCTAGCTTCGTGTGCAGCTTTTTGTGTGAAAGAGAAGTAACCAATCTTATCAGGATCAGTTTGTTTTAAATATTTATCTACTTCGTTTAATAATGTTGTGGTCTTGCCTGTACCAGGTGGACCCAATACAATAGTTTTCAAAATGCATCCTCCTGTTTAAATACTCTTTCTTTTGGTTTAAATGTTTCTTTCTCAAACTCTGGTAATCTTATAGTAGTAATTTTTTTCTTGGGTAAAGACACTCTATAATTTGTATCATAACCACAATGTTCTCTCAATACATACAAAGTAAACTGAGGTTTCTCTGGCCACTTATGTCTTGCCAAGTATTGATGAAAGAAATTTGTAAATACAAAATGGTGATGACCTTGATTGTTCCAAACGTTACCTGCTTCAAGATCCTCTCTTGTTGCACCTGATGTTGCTCTACCTAAACAATAGTTCTCTACATGTTGTTTTAGTTGTTCAATCATACTAGATCCTGCAGGAGCTTCTACTTCTTCTTTATTCATCATCAAAAGATTTATCATCTCATCAAAGTCTTTTGGTTTTATCTTTGGCGGCTTTGTATAGATCTGATTCATACATGCCCGTATAAAAAGTCTTTGCTCTTGTAGATCCTCTGCTTTTAATTCTATTCTTTCGCCGTCCACATTGAGTCTGTATATCGGTGGTTCTGTTTTTACCACCTGTAGATCTTTTAATGGTGGAAACATAGACTGTGTTCCTATACCAAACTTTCTAGTTTTACATAATAATTTATCACAGTGATTACACATAGGTTCTTCTGTGCATTTGAAACCATATTCTTTATTGTCTTTTCTAAATTTTGTTATCTCATCATGTCTATATGGATTTACAAAATGTTTGTGATTAAAAATATCTAACTTATCTGCCCAACTTTCTGGCCATTTCTTTTTAGCATAAACTCTAAATTGAAACATAACTCTGTCTCTGCCATCATCTAACTTTTCTTTTGTTAAAGATTCTAAACAAGGTGGTCCATCATCATATTCAGACTCTGGTCTTTTTATAACTAAATTTTGTAATTGTTCTGGAGTTATATCTACAATGTCTTGTAAAAATTGTGGAAGTGTAACAGCTTCACCAGAAGATTTAAAGCAGTATCTTACTGTGTTTTCATGATTAAAATATGGTAAGTTTAAAAAATTTCCTGTATCATCTTTGGATTTTAATTCAATTTGTTTTGGAAAAACTTCAGCACCACCATGACCCAATACTGCACTAATAGATATTAATCTATCTCTCATTAGTTTTGCAGGTACAAAATCTTTTGTAAATAAAAATACATGCGCACCACCTGATTTAGAATTAAATACCATAAGAGGTAAGTTCATTGATTTTATTTTGTTAATTAATTTTTTGTGATTAAATTCTGCATACACATCTATGTCTATGCAACCCCATCTACATTCGTTGTTTTCATTAATAGGTATAATACCAAGACTAGGTTCAATACCTTTTAGATGGTCCTCCCAATGTTTTTCTGTAACAGTTTCTGTTTTGACAAAAGACTTGCCTTTAACTTTGAGTCCATCGACACCCTTCTTGTCCACGTAAGTGCATCCGTGTGCTCGCTCTAATCCTGTAAATATTTCTCTAAATCTTTCCATAATAATTTTGCGGAGCCGGATCCAGTCTCCCATCCCCGGCCCCTATCTTCCAGTGGAAGTTTTTAGTACGGTGAATCGGATTTAGATTCTTGCTCTCCGTGTTTTACTTTAACATCACCCTTTGAAACATTCGCTCCAAAGTCTTTTGCTATTTTGTAAATACCCGGATCACTAATAGGTCCAACTCTAGACACATCCCAACCAAACCATGTGCCTTTGTCGTTAGACTGTTGCACAGTTTTTAGTTTATAAATGTGGCTATATGTTGGCGGTGTAAACATACCGTTCTTACCTTGCATTTTCAGACCCATCATCATTGAGTTCCATTTTCTACTCACTTTTAATTGAGTAGCTTTCATAGAAAGCAATGCTGTAGTTGGACTGTCGCCAAGTATTACTACGAAATGACTAGCTGTATTTTCAAGATAGTTACCATTTGATAATCTATCTTTATTAAACTTGTCTCTTGTAGTTGACGGTAAGTCATCCCCAGCATCATATATTTTTACTGGAGCACCTTGACTCTCGCCTCTATCCTGCCATTCGATGTGCTGTCTTTTATAGTGCACTGGCACGACATCTATCCCTTTAACGCCATCATAAACCTCGCCTGTAACGGTGTTTATAATCATGCCTGGTTCTGCCCCCTCGACATGTTTAGCATCTCGCTTGTTGCATTCAGGAGATAATTGGCCAAGAACTTTTAAGAATGGTAACGCAAGATCTTCTTGCGTCATATTCAAGCCTTGACCTGCATCAGCTTCAAATAAATTTGTGCTGATCTCGTTTTTCTTTTTTTCTTGTACTTCACTCATGGTTATTGTTTCCTTTTTATTGTTGTCTTATTTCCAACAAAGATGTTGAAAAGTTCCGTTGGCATTTCTTTTCCTGCCTCCATACGCTCACGGACTAACGCTTTAAGAGTCATGGGCTCTACTTTCAGTTTTTGCTGAGGTTCGAGACCCTGACCCTTTGCAAGTTCGGCATAATCAGCCGCCTTGTTATCCTCGTTGCGACCAAACGATACGGATATCTCATTTTTGATTATATCGCTCAGTCCATTCTCACGAAGCCAGTTAAACGCCGCTTCTTTATTTGCTTGTGTGATAGTGGCGCTGTAATTTGTTTTAACTTCTACAGAAGATCCATCCTGTAGTTTTAAAAAAGACAAACCCATTTCTGATAACATCGTAGGTATGATTTCACCGGATAGATGATCTATGTCTTTTTTCTTTTGTTTGATTGCGTCCTCTTGGACTTGTAGTTGTTGTTGGTTTGCCTGCAGTTGTTTTATTTTATCTGCAAGTTTATTAATATTGGTTGTTTTATCCAATACCTCTTCCTGATCTTTCTCAAAATCAATCGTCATTCTTTGCTCCTGTTCCGTACAAATCAACCTCAATCGGATAGTATCTTTTCTCTTGT